AGCCAGGCTTCCATCTTCTCTTTGATGCGATCCACCTCATCGGTGAGATTCTTGAAGATAGATTCATCCCACAGGGAATCGATGTCGAGACCGTCGAATCCTGCTCCAGCGTCTTGACCGGCGCCACCTCCGCCACCTCCGCCTCCACTCGGCGGACTAATGACGTTCAGTTCATCAATTCCGAGGGTTGCCTTCTCCAAATCTTTCGCAGCACCTGCCGCCTTGCCAAGGGAGGAGCCCAGATTGTCGGTATTCTCCACAGCACTGCCCACGCCGGCATTATAGCCAGACCAGTCTACGGCCATGATTTTGAACCCAAACAAAGCTGCCAGCCAGTTCACGGCATCGATTAGAATCTCTACAAACGCCTGCAAATACGGCATAACCGCCGTAAGCGCCGGTAAGAAGAGCGAGCCGAATGCTTGCCCCAGAGATTTTACCTGCTGGGAGAAGGTACGCATGAGACCTTCTGCCGTTTGAATCTCTGCTGCGTAGGTACCAACGAGCCCCTGTGCATGCGCCTGATCCACAAGGGTCAAGTAGCGGAGATAAGATTTCTGCGCTTCTGTTGCGCTTTGCACGCTAATTGCCAAGCCATGGTTTGCCGCCGTTTGCTCCAATGTCGATTCGATGATGGTAAAACCGGCACGGCGGATTGGCTCAACTTCACCCGCAATGGCGGATTTTACGGCTTCGGAGGCATCTTCGAAGGTCTTATAGACGTCATTGTAACCCGCCCAAATATCATAGGTTAGTTCCGTATAGCCGAGTGCCATCTTGGAAGCGTCTTCGCTATTGACACCGAAGCCGGTGAGCATTGTCGCATAGATGGACGAATACTGCATGAACTTCTGGATGTTGATGCCCAGTTCTTCATTCAGGCGTACGATCCAGTCATAGACCTCTTGCGCATTCTCGCCGAAACCGCGACCAAAACGGGCAGCAATACCATCCCATTCAATGGCAGAGCTGATCAGCTGCGAAAAGGAGGTAACCAATCGCTGAATCCATTCGATGCCTGTTTGAATGGCAAACATCATCGTGCTTAGATTAAGAGACGTTGTATTGACCTCATCCCCCAATTGACGTACCGAGTTGGACGCCGAACGACTGCTGCTATTGATTCCCCGGAATCCCGCCTGAATGGTGGTCATCTTGGTCGATAGGGGAGTCAAGACTGCATTCAGTTTTTCGATTTTCTCTGCAAATGCAGAAATCTTCTCGTCGCTCAGGCCATCTGTTACCTTGCCGATTCGAGCTAGAGCATTTACCATGCTCGTGAAACCGCTGGCACGGACGGCAGACAGAGGTGCAACCGCTTCGATAATCCGCTGAATTTGCGGCGCCACACGCTCGATACTAATGCCGTTTAGCGCCTTTAAGGATGTTGCAAGCTTGTTAAGACTCGTGCCGATACTGGTAACAGAACCGACTTCTTTGAGCGCCCGAAGGGAGCCGACAAGCTTGCCAACAGACCGTGTTGCGGTAGAAATATCCGTGAGCTTATGAAGCGCAACGGATAGATTATTCAGATTTTTAACTGCGGTGCTGACACTGCCGTTTGCCTTGAGCTCCCCCAGAGCCTTAGAGAGGTCCCGAATCCCGGCAGCAGCACCACTGGAACTGCTTTGAATTTCAATCTGTAGGCTATCAATCGTTGTTGGCATTTACATCACGCCCCATTTCGCGGATGTGTCTCTTGGGACATCTGTCTCTGCCGAATTCGCTCTGCGAACATTGCGAACTCCGCTTTCAAGCGTTCTTCTTTCTTGCGGGCCTCCCGTTCCTTGCGGGCTTGCACCTCAGCTGCCGTGATAGGATAAGGTTCCTGTACATATGGCTCTGGCTTCACGGCGCCTTTTTTCATTGAAAAGCGGAACAGAGGACTGGCATCGCATAGGGCTTCGTAGATATACATTCCTTGGAGCCAAAGCTCCTGATTCTTTCGGTTGTCTCTCAGCTCTGCCGCCTTTCTATATACCTCGACCAATCTGACATCCTGATTCCAAAATTCATCGTAGGTCATGCCGATGGACATATAGTGTGGGCAGAGCTGATTGAAGACTTCCGTATAACTCTGGAAAGTTAGCCCTTTGTCACCTTCCAGGTCGCCGCGTTTCCCTCATCGACGGCACTATTGTCCGTCAAGGTATTTACGGTCTCGGCGTACATTTCGAGAAGCACCTGGATAAAGCCATCCTCGCCGTCGCCGATTTTATCTACCAAGTGCTCATAGATTTCATCCACAAGAGATCTCCTGATGCCCTTATGGTTTTTCATGAATGCACCGTAGACGAGCAGGGGAACCATGGTCATCGGCTTGTCGCCAAGCTGATCAATTACAAAGCCCTGCTGCTCCAACTGCTTCACCGCATTGCGGGAATATTCCAGAACGTACTGCTGCTTCTGATAAGTAATGGTTACTGTGGTACTCATTTGATACTCTCCTTTTCTTAAAACACTGAAAATATTGACAATTTTAGATAGTTATGCTATTTTCCGAATAGCAGGATGAGCATTGGCCTCTCCGTTTACGGTTAGGTTTACGTCGGCATGTAAAGTCCGCCGGGTGCTCAACCCACAATAAGTGCATCCGTCCTATAACCCGGCGCCATGTGTGTGCCGCCTTCACTGGGACGGGTGCTTTTTTATGCGCCCTGCGCCCAGACAGGCACAGTAGACGGCGTGACGGAAATCGTCATTTCCACGACTGCATCGACGGCACCTTCGTTGACAGATACGCTGACAGAGCCCTTCCAGGTGTAATTGCTGCCGTCAGAGAAGCTGAGCGACCAGCTCTGATCACCTTTGAGGGTATTGAGTGCACTGTATACTGCCGGATCATAGTTCGCCGTAAAGTCAAACGATTCACTCTGGCTGCGGATACCAGCAATAAAGGTCTGCGCATCATCGCTGAGTGTCGTGGTTTCAAGGGAACTTCGCTTACCAAGCAGGGAAGGGAAGTCCTTGATGGCAACGGCGGTCTGCGGATTCGATTCGCCGTATTTCAGGGTTACGCCATATGTAGAAATTGCCAATGTTACTCCTCCTTTTATCGTTTGTATATGACTCCATCTGCGCCTACGACAGCTTCATACGTCGCCGCAATGGAGTAGATTGTAGACTGATAGATTTCTGGGGTGGTCGTATACGTGATACGCCGAAACCCCAGACTGAGCATCACGCGGTCTGCCGTGACAAATAGTGCACGAGCCTCCGCTTTTTTGCCGCTTACTTTATTGGAAAAGACCTGCAATCGGTAAGTGAGGCCGGAGAATTTCTCCTCATCCGCAGAATCCACCAATGCACCAACCGTCACATTTTCGACTTCATCCAGCGTGACTGTGGGGAATTTAGATGGGCTGCGGGTGTACTCGCCGGAGATAAATGCGTCTGAGCGTTCCTCTCGGACAGCGCTTGCGACTGCGGTGAAGACTTCATTCAAGATATCAATCATCGGAAGACCTCCCTTGCAATCTGCACCACGCGCTCGACCATAGCATCTCGGGCAGTTAACATGACCTCTGCCGGCGGGTTACCGTATGTATGCCGTCCGGCTGCGCCCTCATTCTGCTTGAAGTACCAGCCGTGTGGGTTTGCACCTTTTCCTTTGCCGTAAGATCCGTGAGGCGGCGGGGTGAAATCCGAACGAACTGCACTATATTCCCTGAATTTTACGCCCGTACCGAACTCAATGAATCCCACGGTGGAGCCGTATGCAATCACGGCGGCACGGTCTCCAAGCTGCGTTTGCGAAATAAGGACATCATTTTCTCCGTCATAATCTGCAAGAGAAAAGCCTGTGGACGCCACCGTAACGCCAATCTCTGTGAGTCTCCGGACAAATTCCGTCTCCTTCGCCTTGAGATCTTTTTCATACTGTTGTAGCTTTTGATATGCACTATTAATGGAGGCTTTGTCGAACGGATCTATGGAAATTTTCATGTCACCGTTACCTCCTGCAGTGCGTAGAGAATGCCGTTTTTGCTGTCCGCCTTACGGACCACAATGTAATTGTGTGCAGCAGGCGGTGCTACGCCGAACCAGATAATGCTGTCTTCTTCCAAGGGGCACGAAGGATCTGACACGCTCAATGTACGGCTATACGCGGTAAAACTGCCGAATGTCTGGACATCATCGCCACCGGACGATGCGGAAACGTTGACACTCAGCGCAATTGGATTCCCGTAAGTCGGTGTACTTTCGCCGGTCTCGTTTCCGTATTCGTCCAGGTTGCTTATTTCGCCAGTACGAAGGGCATAGTAGATTTGCCGCTTGTTTCGGTTCAGTCCCCTCATCCCATCACGCTCCCAGCAACCGGGATAATGCGCTTTAAGAGGGTAGGGGAGACGTCGGCCGCTTCATAGGTCCGCTTGATGCCATTTTCATCGTGCGCTGTCTGTCCTTCTGCGCCCATCTTGGAGAAGAGCTCCACGGCAATCTGCAGCTGGATGTGCTCATAGGCGTCCGTAATGGTGATACCTTCCGGCGCTCCGAATGGATAGCGCCTGCTTAGCACGATGCCCTCTGCCTGCCAGAGAAGCGTTTCTAACAGTTCTTTGGATGCTGTATCCGGAGAGATAAGCACCTCAAACCGGGCGATTTTTTCTTCGTTTGTCATCAGTGCTTACCTCCTCTCAGTTCTTAGCCTGCTGTGCCAATTTCAGAGGCGTTTGCCACGTAAACGCTGCGGCTATAAGTCGGAGCAGTGAAGGTAGTGGCAATGCCGGTGAACTTGCCGTGGTACCATTCAGGACCGTGATCCAGACCAAGCTGACCGAACAGCTGGTACTTCTCACCGGCACCGGTTTTCGCAAGCGGCTCCAAGAAGAAGTTGCCCTTGCCAGGAACAGGCTGATAAACCGGAGCGATGACGTCCAGATTAAGCAGCAGTGCCGTACCGGCAGGCAGGCATTCGCCGAGGTACAGGTACACAACGCCAAGCGGTGTTACCACGCTGGAGAGCGAGATGCCGTTGACCTCACGGGATGCAGGGATAACAGTCAGACCGTTATTGACCGCATCTGCGTTGATCTGGAACATTGTGATTGCATCGCACCAGAGAACAAGGTTCTGCGTCGGCGCATTGGATTCATAGACCTTCTTGAGCATTTCTGCGATATCCCACAGGCCAAGCGGCTTATTGCCCATTGCCGTTACGTTGGACGTAATCGCAGGGACCAGACCGCGGGTCTTATTGACCGTGGAATCGGAAAGTGCCTTGTTGTATACACCGTTGAGGAAGGTGTATTCGATATCACGAGCAACCTTCTGCATTTTGACTGCAACCTGGAAATCCAGTTCACTGATCGGATTTGCCTGCTGATTGGCAACATTAATACCGGAAATCGTACCCATGTTGGACTGCTTCGCATAAGAGATGCCGACAGATTCCATGAAGATCTGGGTAACGTTGGTGCTCTGCGTGCGGGTAGCCACGCTTGCTTCCGGAGCCGTCAGGGATGCGCCCTCACTGATTTCCGGCTGAGAGCCGTTACCGCCGCCTGTGTACTCTTGGCCGATGACGAATTCCACATGGTTCGTGGTCTTTGCCCTGCCACCGATGATGCTGGAAAGAGGGGTTCTCGTATTACCCCGGTTGAATAGCATGCCGCTGTAATTCAGCACGCTAAAAGATGTTGCATATTGTTCTGCCATCGATTAATCCATCTCCTTTTCATTAATCGTTTTTTGCGGCCTCCTGTGCCAACCTGGTGTAGTAAGCCACCGCCGCAAAATCTCCGGAAGCCTGCGCCTCCGCCAATTTCCCACTGTAATCTACTTTCGGCTCGCTACCGCCTACCGGGCGAGGCGTACTCTTGAGAATTTCAGCTCGCAGGGCTTTTTCACGGGATGCCGCAAACGACTTCTGATTTTCAAAGACCGTCTCCATATCGCCCGAAACCAATGCCTCTGCCGTAGACTTCGCCAAGCTTTCCTCATAACCCATTGCCAGATAGGAGCTTACATATCCGTGGATCGTTCTTTCACGCTCCAGTTCCTCCACACGCTTCTGAAGCGCCGCGCGCTCTTCTGCTTCTCTTTCTGCCTTTTCTTCCTCCGCAGTCATCTTTTCGCGCAACTGCTTTTTATAAGACGCTGCCTCGGAAGCCACCTTATCGAGGGCATCCTTTTTCACCCAACCGGTAAAGTCAGGCTCCGGAAGCTCCAATGCCTCCAGTGCTGCCAGTTTTTCTTCTGCTGTCATTTCGGAATATCCTTCGATGGTGCTGATATCGATTTTTGCCATGTTTGAAATCCTCCCATTGCGTTTTTGAGGCTTCTCTGCCTTTATGTGCGGTTATAGACTTCTCTGTCTTGTTGCCAAAATATAAAAAGCGCCAGTTAGCCGATTCCTCGGTCAACTGGCGCTCTAAATACGGCGCTCTTCTTGGATATAAACTTTTCTGGCCTCCGTATCCACTTCGACCAGGGATTTACACTTTGGGCACCGAATCTGTGCCTGACCCTTCAGGTCCATCAGCCTCCTGTTGCACCTCGGGCATCGTACCTGTTCTAATATAAGCAATTAATCCACCCTCTCAATGTAGCACCTGCAGTAGCGGTGAGGCTTTGCCGGTATGTTATTTATCGGATAAATTTTGCCGTGACGAGATTTACATTCTTTACAGCGCCGGTCATCTTCAGCAGTGACCCAACGCACATTCTCAACCCCGTCATCCCTATACGCTTGTACAACCGCCTCAAAGGTCGCATCCTCTGCAAATTGTTTGTTGGTCGCAATCATCAGGCGGGTTGCCAGCGCGATTTCCTCACGGGGGCTATCACTTGCAATTACGCCCTCCGCAAAGCGTGAACGCTTTCTGTCCATTTCATTCCTGTAAATATACTTTGTCACAGGGTTGTAGGCCAGCATTAGTGCCAGAACCAAGCTGAGTGCGTCTGCGGACGAAATCTCGCCGCCTTCACGCTTGCTGTCATATACCGCTTTTACCAAGCGGGTGACTTCGCGCTCCGTAAGAATGACGGCCTCATTGAAAATCTCGTGAGAGACATTGATGACATTCAGTTCGTCAAAGCTCGTCACGCGGCTAAATAGCTTTGAATACTGTTTAGACAGGTACGTGATCACCTTGTCCGTCTTCCGGTACATGCTCATCACCTAATGATTTAATGTATTCCTCTCGCTCGGCAGCCTCTTTCGCCTTCTGCTCTTCTTTCCACGCTTTGCCCTGCAGATATGCGCTCTCAGGGTCCGGGAACATTCCGCAGCTCGCATAAGCTACTTCCGGGTGGATCCACGGGTTATTCAGCATAGCGATTAAAACCTGTGATTTGGTTGCAATATTCTCGTAATTCCGCCGCGTGAAGTGCGGCTCGATATCACTCAGCTTCAGATTGGTTCCGACGGTATCCCGCATAATGCGGAGAATGACCTTCAGATGCTCCTTCTCGGAAGCTTTGAATGCTGTCTCAATATCCTTTGCTCTCGTCTCTGCCGAAGACCAGCCATCTCGTAATTCTACAGCCTGTCCGGTATCCGAAGTGCTGCTGCCGCCGTTGCGGTTCGGAACACCGCAGATGGTTAGGATTGCCTGATACAAATCGTCTTTCAGCGTCTGGACATCCGCCTGGCTCATAGGGGAGGAGAGGTACTTCGCATCGGTTCCTTCCGGAAGGCAAAGCATTTTCCACTCTTCCAGCCGCTTGTATGTCTCCTCATCGACCTGCGCTCCGAGAATTGCAAGGAAGCTGTTGATATACTGCGCCACATCGTCCAGGCGGTTGCTCTGGAGTGCGTTGAGCGCATCCACCAGCGGCACCACCGGCTCAAATACACCCAATAGATCTGCTGCCGGATATTCCACGATGGGCAGCATTCCGAGGGGATTGGGCTTCGGAACGGGTGCCGTCTCACCATACCGATATGTATACACGTCTGTGGGCGTATACACCGTGAAAATGACATCGCCATTTTTGCGTGTGGCATAGGTGACGTTCATCATAGGGCTTTCGTCGACATCGCTGCTGTAGACAACGAAGGTGCGCCGAGGATCCGGAGCATACACATTGAACGGCGGCTCATCGCCATCCTTCTCCCAGGACTTATTCGGAAGCGCCATCTTATAGCCGGTACCGCCAACCAAAATCCATTTGCCCAGCTTACTGTCGCAAGCCGCCTTGCTGGCGTCTGACATAAAGCTGTTGAGCGCATTGATATCAGCGGCGATGACATCGTCCGGGGCAGTGCTCTGCGTCTTCTCACGGCGGATGTACTGGATCGGCTCGCCGAAGATATAGCCCTTATAGAAATTGGTTACTTCTAAGCAGCGTGCCTCGCCGATTTTGAAGTTGATGTTCTCGCGAACTTCCTTCGTCTTATGTTCAATCGCCGTTTTGTTGCGATAGTAGCGATATAAATCAACAATCTCGTCGCGGTTGGCGCAATGAACTAAAAACGCCTCGTTTACTTCTTTTACTACATTTTCTGCGGTAATCTCGCTTGCGTCGGTAAAGATTTTGCGACGACCATAGCTCACTGGCAACCACCTCGCTTTCACAATGCTATTTTACCATAATATTCCGTAAAATATCAATATGTAGTGCCACAATGTGTTGTGGTTGCACAATATATTGTGGTGCAAATCAACAGCGCTGCACCATATGTATACCATTGAAACTAACTTGAAAATATTGGAAAAAGTATTATACTAGAATAAACAGGAACCGCACGGAATGTATCCGAAAGGAGATAGTACAACCATAAGAATTACCGCAATTTGAGGGGAGAAATTTATGGCAGCATACGATAAATATTCGGTTACCCAGTATTCAGTTAGTTCTATCCTGGGATATATCGAGGCAGGAGACATTGCAATTCCAGAAATTCAACGGCCTTTCGTGTGGAAGGGTAAACAAGTTCGCGACTTGATTGACTCTCTGTATTGCGGATATCCTACCGGTTACCTTATTATTTGGCAGAATCCAGATGTTAAGCTCAAAGACGGCGGTAGCGCGGTCGGCAAGAAGGTTTTGATTGATGGCCAACAGCGCGTAACCGCGCTGATGACAGCCATTGCCGGACACAAAATTCTGACAGAAGATTACGAGGAAAAGACCATCCGCATTGCCTTTAATCCTTTGGCAAAGGACGATGAGGAACGGTTTGCTGTTACTACACCAGCGCATGAAAATAGTTCCTTCTGGATTTCAGATATTTCCGAACTATTTAGACCAGACTTCTCCACGAGAAAGTTTATCAATAAGTATTTAGATAACAATCCTGATGCAGATGAGGACACGGTAGATCAAGCGGTATCGCAACTTTTGTCAATTAAAAGCTGCCAGTTGGGTGCGATTGTCTTAGTGCCACAATTGGATATCAGTGAGGTTACGGAAATCTTTGTCCGGATCAATTCGCAAGGCAAACGGCTGAACGAAGCAGACTTTGCTATGTCAAAAATCGCTGCAGACGAGAGATATGGCGGCAACATGCTGCGTAAAGCAATCGACTATTTCTGCCATCTTGCCGTGGATCCCGCTTTTTACGGGCCACTTTCCCATGGCGACAAGGTGTTCATGGCAACAGATTATGCATCGAAACTTCGCTGGCTGAAGGATGATCGCGAAGATATCTACGATCCCGACTATGCTGACATGCTCCGCGTAAGCTTTATGCACATGTTTGGCAGAGCAAAACTTGGAGACCTTGTAAGCCTCCTGTCTGGTCGTGACTTTACTGACCGCACATTTAAAGAAGAAATCGCCCAGGATAGCTTCGCAAAATTGAGCGCCGGTGTTGCCAACTTCATGACCCAGTATAACTTTGAGCAGTTTGTGCTGGCGATTAAGTCAGCTGGTTTTATTTCGTCCAAACTGTTGAACTCCCAGATGACATTGGACTTTGCTTACACGCTGTATCTCATTCTGCAGCGGAGTGGCGAGGTGCCGAAAATCGAGATTAAACGCTGCATCCAGAAATGGTTTGTGCTGTCCACTCTCACCAGCAGATATGTCGGCGCACCTGAATCCCAAATGGATAAGGATCTTCGCTCTATCGCAGCCAAGGGGTTCAAAGAGTTTTTCGCTGAAACCGAAAGTGCTATGCTTTCCGATGCGTTTTGGGATGTCCGCTTGGTTCAAAACCTCGAAACTTCCTCCACAAACAGTCCGTACCTCAACACATATCTTGCTGCTCAGATATTTGCTGGCGACAGATCTCTCCTTTCCAGCAGTTCAAAGGTGTCAGATTTGATTTCCGTGGCTGGCGATGTTCACCACATCTTCCCCAGAGAATATCTGAAAAAGAATGGATTCAATGATCGCTGGCAGTACAACCAAGTCGCAAACTATACGTACTTAGATACAGGCGTGAATATCTCAATCGGAATGAAGGCACCTAACGACTACTTCTCTGCAGCATTTGCGCAGTGCGAAACTGGAGATATTAATGTTGGAACGATTACAAATAGCACGGCATTGATTGAAAATCTCGCAGCAAACTGCATTCCGAACGGCATTGAAAACATGACTGCAGCAGACTATCCCGAATTCCTGCGTCAGCGCCGTGTAATGATGGCCAAGAAAATCAAGGGATACTACTACAGTTTGTAATTTTTCAGCTATTGCAGCTCAGGTGAATGCTATTGCAGATATTCTTATGAATTGATGGAAGGTGTACCCTAATGGCAGATAAATTGTATAAACAAACCATATGGTATGAAATATATACCGGCAGAGCAATTAATTGGGATTCCTTCAGAAAGTATTTTGACAAAAACGGTGACGATGAATCCTGGTACATTTATTATATTGAAGAAGATAATGAACCAAGATTTGAACTCCATGCACACATTGATGGTGACATCGTTGTATCTGCAGAACCATTCAAAGCGGAAGTATATGGTGGACATGGGCGGCCAACGATTGATGAGAAGAGCCTTACTTCAAGCGAAAAGAAATATGCTGTTTCAATATTTGATGAGTGTTTCCCTGATAGAGTGGGAAAGTCTCTTGCTGGCATAATCGACAAGGCAGTATCTTCTCATGTAGAATATTCCGGCTACAGTATTCTGAAAGCAGGAACTGATTTTGTGACCTTCATCTCTCCAGATGGAAAGAAGGTCAAACTAAGCCATAAAAACCTTGTAAGAGCAATTGACTATTCACACATAGATTTAAGTGTTTTGCGTGATAGCGAGGCTGTGAGTGAGTTTGCACATTGCTTTGGCATTAAAAACTATGAGCCCCTTGCTGCGGTACTGTTCACTATCAACCCTGAAGGTTACACGAATTATGTTGAATTAGAGCGAAAGTATCGATACTCAAAAATGGAAGAGGCAATTGAAAGTGGGGACATAAAACAATGCGAGTCATACATCGATGTTTTGGCTGATCCCGAAAATAATGTTCAGTCGTTTTGCGAGACTACAATCGCGCAAGACAACAAAGCGTTGCTGTTATGGCTGATTGATAACCTCGGTGGCGCAAAGTGCAACCTCTCATCAATTTTGGGGACGGCTGTTAAAAAAGATAACGAGGAACTTTTTTACCATCTTCTTAATTCGGGCCTCGTTAAACCGTCTGATTCAGACTCGACTCAATGGTATTCTCCTATGTATATTGCTGCGTATTATAAAGGCAATGAAAAGTATGTAATGCCATTGTTACAACAGGGGTTTTCTTTAGTAGCAAAAACCGGTTATAGGCTATATAGCACCTACACATTAGATGAACTAGCTGCGTTACTGCCATATGAGGTGGAACTTGACCAAAATACTGTGAATCGAGTTTACTCAGAAGGTAGACTTGATATTATCCACCAGCTTGAACAAGAACCTTTGCGCTTCTGTTCAAAGGATGTATTATTTACTGCATATGTTCATTGCGGGGACTTTGAAAAGTTTTCTGCTCTCTTGAAATCAGGTCATAAAAATAATTCCCACGAATTGTTTGCTCTAGCGTATAGTCATTCCCATATCTGGACGGATTTGTGGCTTCAATACGGATTCGATATTAACTGCAATGATGCGCGGCTTTTGCATAAGGCTTGTGAAGATGTAGACGCTAATTTTGCTATTTATTTACTCGAAAACGGCGCAGATCCTCACTTGAAGGGACAATACTCCCAAACCGTATTCGAAAAAGCTGGCAGTTTCCACAGGTATTTGTCAGACGAGCAGCAGAACGAAAAAGAACGTCTCTGTAAATATCTGCTGGATATTGGCTTGGACCCAATTGCGGAATCGAAAAGAGGCCCAAGCATATTGCAATATCTGTTTGGCAGAACAGAGTCGTTTGATCTCATTTTGGTTGATTGGCTTGCGGAACACCATAAGATAAATCTTCCGGATCTACCTGATGAATGCGCAGATACAAAGCATCTTCCGCTTGCACACATCATGGATGAGTTTTCTGGAAGATATAACCCTGCGGTGTTGCGATATTTTATTCGGAAAGGTGCAACCACAAATGCAGAAGGAATAACAGAAGACAGGTTATTTTTGACGGCCTGTAAGCTGTGCGATCTTCCGGATCTGCAATTAGTGGTATCAGCGGGTGCAAATATTCATGAAACCGACAAAAATTATACCAATCAGGGAACTAATGGTCTGTTTACTGCGGTAGTAAATAATCGTCCTTATGAGATAATTAAATATCTTGTTGAGCTTGGATTAGATGTTAACAGTAGAAGCCCAGCTAAACCGTGGAGTTGGGGGTCTTCAAAGATAGTGCCCTCAGAATCGATCCTAGATATTGCTGAAAAGAATGCGAACCAGGAAATTATCGAGTATTTGAAATCTCATGGTGCATTGCATGCTGCAGAACTAATTTGAAGATTAAACGCATTATCACTCATAACGTTTTTTGCATGCTGTCATTGCCGTTACTGCTTTGATATTCAATATGTTTTCTGCAAATAATCAGCTGATGGTAGAATAAAAAACTTAAAAACGGCTAGGAGGAAACATATTCCTTCTAGCCGTTTTGTATGTTGTTCTTCTTTAATCATATTTGCATCGTTGTCTGAGATCCGGCAGCGCTTTGGAAAAACATAATGTAGTAAATCGGCACGTAGATTACCTTTCCGTTCTGCGCGACCGTTCTCTCATTTGACAGCACATATGCCTTTTTCACGCCGTAATCGTCGTTTTGGACGAACGTGTTCAGCGCACTGTGTTTTGTGTAATCCTTGCCGGATTTCACTTCAATCGGTACGGCAGAAAGGCTGTCATAATCGTCAATCAGATAATCCACCTCGCCTTTGCTGCGGTTATCATAATAGAACAGTTTATACCCGTGCGCAATCAGTTCACTCGCAACAACGCTCTCATAGACCGACCCCAAGTTAATGCTCATTTCATCATCCAGCACGGCACGAATGTTATTGCCGTACAAAATGCCGGTGAGAATGCCCACATCGTTCAGATAGAGCTTTAACAGGTTCTTTCCGGTAGATTCAATCAGCGGGAAGATAGGATTGGAGATGGCCTGCACATTCAGCGCAATGCCTGCGCTGATCAGATATTCAAACTCATCCTGATAATCTCCGAATGTTTTGCCCCGGATATTTTCAATGTTCTGCGCAACGACACGCTTCTTCTTATTTTCCATATTCGACGGAATCAGGTCATAAATCCGCCGGATTTTCAGCTTTTTCTCCTCGTCATACTTGGACGCATCCGCCGCATAGTAATCGTGGATTTCGTTCTGAATCTCCCGCACCGCCTGAATGTTCTTTTCGGAAAGATAGGAATTCACCGCATCCGGCAGACCGCCGACCAGCAGGTACTTCCGGAACAGATCCATCATTTTGTTGTGCATCGGCTCATCGAGAGATTCCAATCTCTCGAATTTTTTTTGCATCGATGTGATCGCCAGTTCATTCATGCCGTTCGCATACAGGAACTCTTCGAAATCAAGAGGGAACATCCGCACCTTGCGGATGCTGCCCATCGGAATCGAGGTCGTCTGCGACAGGGTAACGCCCAGCAGCGATCCGCTGGCAATATATGTGAATTTATTGTCCTGAGAGAGGAATTTCAGCAGTGTAAGCAAATGCGGATATGCCTGGATCTCATCGATGAAAATCAGCGTGTTTTCCTTTTGCTTCATTTTATTGCCGGCAAGCATGCTGACCTGCAGGTAGAAATCTTCAACGGATCGTGTATTTGCAAAAAGGCGGTCGCCCAGCGAGTCTTCCACCATATTGATTTCAATGAAGTTCTCAAAGATCTGTCTTCCTACATAGCGAATGATATAAGTTTTGCCAACCTGTCGTGCGCCATCAATCAGGAGAATCCTTTTCGAATCGGACTTCAAATGCGCCTCAATCAACGTTTCAATCTTACGATAAAGCATAGATATACCTCCTCGTTGACTTTTCAAATAAATTATAGCGTGTTTATATTGACTTTTCAATATAAAATGCGTTTATATTTATTGACTTTTCAAATTATCCTTTCTGTGTAAATTTTAGCTTGCACGGTCCAACAAACAGAAGAAACCAGGATATAATAACGGCGCCGGCTCCATGCTGTAGTAGTGTGAGGTTTTCCTCTTGCTATAATCCCACAGCAGGGAGGAGGTGACTACGAATGAAAATCACCAAAAAAACGCCTCTCCGTCCGCGTGGCCGCAATGATGACAATCGGCAATCCACGAAAGAAGCCATTCGCGATGCCTATGCAAACGGTCCACAGACGGAGGTGCAAATCATCCCCGCAAAAAGAGATCTGGCGCCAGAAGCAAATAAAAAGAAGCTCCGTGTTTGCGCCTATTGCCGTGTTAGTACCGATGAAGACACGCAGGCAAGCAGCTATGAGCTTCAGGTGCAAAATTATACGAAGATGATTCGTGAAAATCCAGAATGGGAGTTCGCAGGTATTTTTGCCGATGAAGGAATCTCCGGCACCTCGGTGTTACACAGGGAACATTTCCTCGAAATGATTGAAAAATGCAAAGCAGGGGAGATCGACCTGATTATCACAAAGCAGGTCAGCCGTTTTGCCCGTAATGTTCTGGACAGCCTGAATTACATCTATATGCTTCGGAAACTGGATCCGCCTGTCGGCGTTTACTTCGAAACAGAAAAGCTAAACACGCTAGATCGAAGCAGTGATATGGTTATCACAGTTTTGAGTCTGGTGGCGCAAAGTGAATCTGAGCAGAAGTCAAACAGTCTGAAATGGTCTTTTAAACGCCGTCGGGCGCAAGGTTTGGGTGTCTATCCGAACTGGGCGCTGCTCGGCTATGGATTCAACCGATATGCAGAAGATGACTTTCACAAATGGGTGATAATCGAAGAAGAAGCAGATATCGTTCGCACGATATACAATCTCTATCTGGACGGGTTTTCTTCCGCCCAGATTGCAGATGTGCTGACAAAAAACAGCGTCCCAACCGTCAAAGGACTATCTATTTGGAGCCCCGGCAGTGTCCTTGGCATTCTTCGCAATGAAAAATACTGCGGTGATGCACTTTGCCAAAAAACCGTCACCGTCGACTTCTTCACCCACAAAAGCGTTAAAAACAACGGTCTGGAAGCGCAATACTTTATGGAGGGGCATCATGCTCCCATCGTCGATAAAGGCAATTGGCTGTTAGCTCAACAGATCCGAAAAGAGCGACGCTATGCAAAAAAGCGCACCCGACTACACAAACCGCGCTATGTAATCAAAGGACCTTTGGCTGGGTTCATGATTGCAGATCTCAAATGGAATACCGCTGATGTAGATGCCATTTGGGCACAGCTATTTGAAAAACCAACACAAACCTCAACATCTATTCTTGTTGATGATGAAAACTTTATGATTGAAAAGGAGTAAAAGTTATTATGGGTATCTTGGATAAATTCACTGTCATCGACCTCGTTAAAACTCGATCCGCCTCTGTCGCAACCATTTATGGCAATCATATGAAGTTCAACAACCAGACTGCTTCCGAACTGAATTATGCACCTTATGTGCAGATTTTAATCAATCCCAAAGATAAGCAGTTTGCGATTCGCGTCTGCAAAGAAGATGCACCGAACGCTGTTCCTTTTTCGAAATCGAAGGAACTTCAGAAGGCCCCTATTAAGATTTCGTCCGTTGCGGTGATGGATATGATTCGGAAGATGGCTGATCTGTCGAATGAGCAGAATCAAAGCTGGAACGTTCCCGGTATTTATTTTGCCGAAGAGCAGGCGATTGTCTATGACATGAATACTGCCTACAAGCCCATCGCAAAAGGCGGATGGGCAGCAAAACGTGCAAAGGAAGCTGCTGAAGCGGAGGTGAACGACTAATTAATCTGTGCCGGGTTGATTTCTCAGCCCGGCACTTTTTATATTGTTTTCTTAAAGTTATTCATATATAATAAGTGTAAATTTATGGCAAGAGGCGAAAATATGAAGCAACTGACCAATAAAGAATACGAAGAGTATCAAGCTTTCCTCAAAAACCGCAGTCAAGGTCGTATTCTTACGCCTGACGGATTGCGTTTTATTTGCGAAGCATACAGCTACGATCCTGCTAAAATAGGGCAGCACTTTTTAGAATTGCTACCCCGGTTTGCCAATGATAATGATTAAACGCTGAGAGATGGCTCTCAGCGTTTTCTTTATAGATTAAAATGGTCTCTTCGCCACCGTGACCACCTTGATTCCGCCGGTGATAAAGTCCACCAGCATAGCGCAGGCATCCGGGGCATCATCGTGCAGGTTCTTACCACTAACGGTGAACAACGTCAATTCACGCATGAATTTTTCGTATTCTGCGCTGCGGTGTTTGTCATCAATGAAATAGAATTTCTTAATATCCGGTGCAAACTGGATGATGCGGCTCAGTTTGCTCTGATTGGTTGGCGCCTTCTTATAGCTCATATTGACCCGAATCCCATCCTGTCGTAGCTTCTCGTCCACGATGCCGCCATATTCATCGCCGCCGTTGTTAGATTCCCAGCGGACCATATGCGGATGGTGTTTTTTCAGCGTTCCTATCACCATCGGGCGTGTAACGGTCTTATCTCCAGAGTTAAATACCACATCGGCGACATAGATATCCTCTCCATAGACATAGGCAACAGGCATACTCAGGCTATCGCCGCCACCCCAAGCCGTATCGACCACGGCCACAATCCGATCCGGCGCGCCGTCCGGCAGCACACCATTATAATAACGCAGCTCATCAGCAGGGAAGAGGAGACCTTCCCGGATATACGGATTGCCCATATATTTTGCCATCCAGGTGGCATCGTCGATGCTATCCTTCATGTCCTGGTAGTACTCCGTATCAAATCCCAGGTCGTATTTATAGTTAAAATTACTCTCGCCGGCGTCATTCAGTGCCGGAATTACTGTGAAGCGATAGCGCGGATTATCTCGATATTGCTCCTCAATTCGCCCCAGCGGATCCGCCACATTCCATCGTGTACCAACCATCAACTCGACGGCACCCAGCTTTTTACGGTCTTTTAGCTGGTTCAGATAGGCATCATACTTGTTCTGCAGGCGGACTGGATTCAAGCTTTCCTCCAAGTCCTCAATCAAGTCATCGCAGTACAGAACGCCGCCCGTGCCGATTTCAACGGCACCGGTCAGCGTACCGGAAATCGAACGGCAGGTCATAGTAGGGAATCGCTTCTTCCGTTCCAGATCAATTGTCTCGTTTTTGGCGCTGTTATCTACCAGCTGTACAGTAGGGAAGACGTCATGCCAGCGATACTGCGTATCATCCGTGATAATACTGAGCAATTCGCGGTAGAATCCGTCTGTCAGCTTGTCACTGTGTCCACTCATGACACTGGCAACGGCCGGCCGATGTCCCATAATAAAGGTCATGAACATTATGCATAGCGTGCTTTTGCCCACGCGAGGCGGTAACGATACTCCAAGGAAGTCTAATTCTCCGTCAAAAAGATCCTGCAAATCATCAACTAGCGGCTTCAAAACAGCACGACGAGGGAGATAAAATCGCTTTTCCGGCGCTCGATACCACTCCAATGCAATGCAATAATCATCAAAAATACCATCCTGCGCACCTTGAATATATGTCTTATGGATTAGCTCATAAGCCTCTGTAGAACGCAGCTTCCGTGCTTCGCTGCGCACATATAACAGCCACTCCCGGCGCGCAGCAGGATTTTCGTCGTGGCGCACAAGGCTGAACAAGTCATTCAGTTTCTCTATATCTCCGCCATTTTTCTCAATGGCGCATTTGATTTTCTCTTTTATATCCATAGGATTCTCCTCTCCAAAAGAAAAAGAGCGCCGTCGCCCATTTCAATCTGGGTAACGGCGCTCTTAGGCGCTCTGTATCTTTTATGAACGCAACAAAACTTTTATTTTGTTGCGTTGTATTATGTAAATCAATGTCAATCCCCTGCGGTTTACTATGTCAGAAAAGCGTATACTGGTTTTAATGATGCTTGCCTAAAATTTTCACAGTTCCATTTCCCAATGTCACTGTTGTTGAGGTATCCCTTATCTCTACATCAACAATATCATGCAATTTGTTTAGACCGGTGCAACAGCGTGCCGTATTAAATCCAAAATACCCTGCACTGCCGTCTGTAAGTATATAGATAACTCTTTTATCTCCAAAATATGCATCCTTGACATTATCTACAGATTTTTTGTAATACTCCTGCTTATGTGATTCAAGAACTAGTTTCCCGGAATCGAAAAGATATGCGCGATAATCTCTCGTGTCGAATCCATAGCGTATCCCCGTGTGCAATAATTCATAGGTTCCCTTATCTCGGTCATATCGATAGCCATTTCCGTTTCTGGTAATTAGCACTCGATCTCTGTCATAAACCTTATGCTTCCATCCACTAAAATCAGGTTTTGGAAGTACATCAACTACGTCAGAATCAACAAAAATCTCCGTCAGTCCCGATTCCCACCACCCCGGGTACATAGTACTGTTATTTTGATATTGATCCTCAAATTGTTTTCCGTCTTCTGTGGTTACAACGCCCTTAACCACATTTTTTAAAGAGAATCCAATGTTGTCGCTTTTGCACATTCGAACGTCATTTACAGAATAGCACATAAACTCCCCATTCGGTTTCCATCCAATGAGCGCGTCAGGATACATGTTTAACATCCTGTACCCTGTGAAGTCCACTTCCGGGAGACACTTCCACAGGAACCATCTGTTTCTATCATCCTCAATTTCGCGCTTGTATTTCTCAAGTATATTTGCCCTGTTTTCCGGATTTATAACCATATCGACCTTATTAAGGAATTCTGGTTCTTTATAAGAAAAGACAGCAGTCGCTCCAATATATCCCCACAGATTTAACCACACAATCTCGCCTGTTTTTTTGATTCCAAAAACAGATCTATTGAGGTCTGGTGCTTCAAATATATTTTGTAGGTCGATATAATCCGATTGTTCTTTTGAAAAAATACTGGGATACGTGTTTCTCTCGAAATATACTTGCCCACCGATATATTTTTGTCCAACGATATACGCTCGTCCTTTGTTTGTGAGCGCAATCGTTCCTTTGCATATCTTTATTATGATTTCATCCTGCTCAATGCACTGTCCGCCTCCCTCTTCTATTGTTTTTTTCAAAGAAAAGTGGAACGGATATCTGCGTTTTAATTCAACTTCAAGCCAATTGTCATACTCATCAAAATCTTTGCCGCAGATAATTATTTCACCATTAGGCATAAGAAAATAATAGTTTACAATTTCACTTTCATCATCATAGTATTTAATCGCATCAATGTAGCCGTATATATCCCGTATTTTCCCCATTCGATCCATCACCGGAAGTCTGTAATTATTCACTAAATAGCCCTCCTTCTAATATTGGCACATTATTATGTGCCAATTTTTATGCGTTGTGCGCCATTCCTTTCCAACGATACCAATGCGCTCTTGCGACGCCCATTTCCTTACATGCAGCCGTAATACTGATCTCCCCTGCTGCGTTCTTTTCTACATATTCCATGAAATTCTCAGGAATCTCAACACGAGGGCGACCTTCACGATAATTTGGATCAGTCTTACGTTTTTCTCGTTTCGCGCGTTGACACGCCAAATGTTTTAGTGTCTCGCTACGACCCTCGCCGTCCATAATAGGAAAGCCTTTCTCGAAAATCATCTCTTCCTTGATCTCTACTTCGCGGCGTTCGGCCTCTTCCTCGGTCAAGCCGTCCTCTAAAATGATAGGAAAACAATTCCAGTTCGCAATTCAGCAAATAATCCCAATCTATTTTATTCATAGTCACCCAGCCACTTCTCTTGCGAGCTCATACCAACGAGTTCTCCCAACGCCAGCTTCCGCCAAGGCCTCTTTTAAGGTCAACTCCCCCGCTTTCTGCCGACGAAGGATATCTTCAAAATTCTCAGGGCGCTTCTCTGTGCGTCCAAATCCTCTGCCTGTTTTTTTGCTGATTTTACGGCCATTCTCATCGACCGGCATGGCAGCAATTCCTTCAGCCTGGCGTTTGCGAATATTTTCGCGCTCCTGTTCTGCAAATGCGCCCAACACCTCAATCAGGATGTTGTTGACCATTTCCATGACCCACTCTTGGCCTTCCGGGTATTCAATCAGCGTGGTGGGTACATTTAAGATACGGACAATCACGCCATGCTCCTTAAACCAAGCCAGCTCCTCTTTGATTGCTTCCTTGTTACGCCCCAGACGGTCCAGAGCATGGACAACAACCTCATCACCCGGCTCCAGCACCTCTTTCATTTCAATATATCCGTTTCGATCAAAATTTTTACCGCTTTGTTTATCAGTAAAAACTCGGTCGATATCTTTATATTTCTTCGCGCTAGCGAGCTGACGAGCTAAGCTTTGGTCCTTGCTGGAAACACGACCGTAGAAATAGCGCTTACTCATTGATTGTCACCTCATATTCACCTTTTTTTAGGTTCGGCCCCTTCGGAACAATCGTCATCGTATATCCCATCGCAGAAAGCATTTCATAAAGTACGTTAACACTGATATTTTTTTGTTTCATCCGCTTATTGATAACATCAGTGGCTTTGGAAGGCTTCTTTTCCGCCTCCTCCGGTGTTACTACACCGACCGCTCGGCCCAACTGCGCTTTGCTGTAATTATTGTCTTTCATTATATTTGTCAAAATCTCTTCAATCTTCATTTATCATGCACCCCTATTTAGTTTATATCATCATTATACATAGAGTTATTTCTCTTGTCAAGAGATATTTCTCTATTTTTAGGAGTAGTAAAAAGCAGGAGATTTTCTCCTGCTTTTCATGTGATGTTTTATAGGTATTTATTTGGCAATGAACCACGTCAATCCTGTAGGGAAGTATCTATTTCCCTTTGCTTAATTGTAGGTCTTGCAAGTTATTCTTGTGCGCCTTTCTTCAAATTACAGTCACGGCAAAGCATCTGGCAGTTTTCCGGTGTAGTCTTACCACCCTTAGACCAAGGTGTGATATGGTCTGCGTGCATCTGCTCAAACTCGAATTCATCGCCGCAAATCGGACATTTATGTCCCTGCTTCTCATAGGCCGCAAGCGCATCACGGCGGTCGAATGCCCTGATGGACAATTTCTTTTCTTCGCCGGTCAGCAGGTACTCATAGATGCCGGACTTCTTGGTGACATCTTCATCACCCATAAGCCTCTGAATCTCCTTTTCCAGCTTCTTTGGATCGAGGTCGGTTCGCTTGCCGTGCTTGTTATAGAACAGTCCCCAGGGCAAGCCCTTCATTTCCTTGCGCTTCTTAGGAAAGATGGCTTGCACCCAGTCAATCACCGAACGGAAATAGTTCCAGAGAATCACCGCACTAGGCTCATTCTGATGTAGAGCCATATAGCCCTCAATTGTTTTTCCTTCCGCGCTGGCAGCCCACAAAATTGCTGTTTCTAGATATTCCTGACGGATGGAAGCTCCTTTTAGGTAATCGCCAGCGAGCTTATCCGCAGCACATCCGGTCTTGGAAAAATACCTTTTTGCATCGGACACCCACGAACCAGCATATACTGCATTCCGCAGCTCCTGATCGGTAAGTTGCTCACCGGCAATGTTGATAATTCTGAACCAGTCTAGTTTCTCAGAATCCGTGCCATCACATACATAAACAAATAGAGGA